CGCCACAGCCATACCGTGCTGGGAATTGACCCCGAAGGCTATGAATTGGTCTGGGATGACCCCCGTGGGCTGGATGATGACGGCGATCCTCTGGTTGAAATCAGTGATGATGGCGAGCGTTTGCCCGCATACCCCGAAGCCCAAGTCATTTTGGAGGAACGTGAAGGAGAATTGCTCTGGCCGGAACGGTTTGGCGAGACCGAAGTGGAGATTTTGGAGCGCCAAATGGGTCCTTGGACCGCTGCTGGCCAGCTTCAACAGCGTCCTGAGCCAAAAGGCGGTGGTGTCATCAAGCGCGAGTGGTGGCAGCCGTGGAATTCACACATTTACCCGTCCATGGACCTGATTATTGCCTCTTTGGACACCGCCTACACGACCAAAACAGAGAATGACCCCTCCGCTTTGACCATTTGGGGGGTATTTTCGGGAGATATTGTCGCTCAAAACATGAAGCAGATCGGCGGTGGGGATGATCGGCGCTTCACGGAGAGCCACCCCCGCGTCATGATGATGTATGCTTGGCAGGGAAGGTATGAATTGCATGATCTGGTGGCGAAAGTCTCCCAGACATGCGCCGAAATGAAGGTAGACAACCTTCTGATTGAAAATAAAGCCGCTGGTCACTCGGTTGCCCAAGAAATCAGGCGCTTACATGCCTACGAGAAGTTTGGCGTGCAGCTAGTGGACCCCAAAGGGCAGGACAAGTTGGCCCGCCTCTACTCGGTCCAGCATATATTTGCAGAAGGGATGGTTTATGCGCCAAATACCTCATGGTCGGAAATGGTTATCACCCAGGTCGGACAGTTCCCCAAAGGAAAACATGACGACTTGGTGGATACCGTATCTATGGCTGTGCGCCATCTGCGCGATATTGGCGTTCTTATAAGAGGGGCAGAGTGGGCAGCCGATGCTGAGGACCAACTTCAGTTTAGGGGCAATAGCTTCGTCCCGCTTTACCCTATATAATCAGCGCACCTCCCCAAATAAGGTCAGGGAAATGTCTCAGATTCTTGCCAATGCCGTTGTTGACATCATTAAGCCCGCCACTCCCATTGGTTTGGGCACTTTCCGCGTGGAGGTCTGGGGTAAAGAGCCCTACGACTATACTCGCGTCTATGAAATTCAAGCTAAATCCGATACACTTGCCGCACAGGATGGCATTAACCGTTTCGTCACTGAGATGGAAAAGCTGCCAGTTCCAGGGGAATAAACTATGCCTATGACACCGGGACTTGGGTTAAATTTGCGTCAGGATGGTCCGCCAGAGGATCAACTTCCTGAGTCCGATGTCATGGTTGAGATCGTTGAAGACGGCCCCGACAATGTAAACGCAGACGAGAATGGCAACATTCTTCGGATTGAGCACCCAGACGGCTCAATCACTGTGTCTCTGGACGGGAAACCGATCAACGACAATCAAAGCAAGAAAGATCGCACAAGCTGGTTCCGCAATCTCGTTGATGAGATTGATGAGTCTGAACTTTCTCGCATCTCCGGTGATTTGGTCAGAGGCATTGATGACGATATTCAATCACGCAAAGATTGGATTGAAGATCGTGCTCAAGGCATCAAGCTGCTTGGCTTGAAGATTGAAATTCCTGGTCTGCAAGGTGCATCAGATGGCGCCCCGATTGAGGGCATGAGCAAGGTCCGTCATCCGCTTCTTCTGGAAGCTGTGTTGCGTTTCCAAGCCAATGCGCGCTCTGAGCTTTTGCCGACCGATGGCCCGGTTAAAATTCGTAACGACAATACACACGCCACATTGCAGCAGGACCAGCTTGCCAACGCGCTTGAGCAAGACATGAACCATTACCTGACCAGCATTGCGACTGAGTATTATCCTGATACCGACCGCATGTTGCTCATGCTGGGCTTCGGTGGCACCAGCTTCAAGAAGGTCTACTTCTGCCCGCTGCGTAACCGCCCCGTGTCGGAAAGCGTTGATGCTGATGACTTAATCGTCAATAACGCAGCTACCGATCTCTCCAATGCAAAGCGCATCACGCACCGCTCGTACATGCGCCCGTCAACCGTTAAGCGCCTCCAGATCTTGGGCGTTTATCGCGACATTCCGCTGTCGGCTCCGGGCTTCATCAATCTTGATAGCGTTCAGCGCGAAAAGGCTTCGCAGCAAGGCATTGAAGCAAGCTCGTTCAATCCTGATGATCGTGATCGCGAGATTTACGAGTGCTATTGCGAACTGAACATTCGCGGCTTTGAACACACTTGGAAGGGCAAAGATACGGGTCTGGAAATTCCGTATCGCGTAACGATTGACGTATCGTCAAAAGAAATCCTGTCCATTGTCCGCAACTATGATGAGTCAACGGAAGAGCTTCCAGAAGCCCGTCAGAACTTCGTCAAGTACACCTTTGTCCCTGGGATGGGCTTCTATGATATCGGACTTCTGCACATTCTGGGCAACACAACTAACGCTATTACTGCTGCGTGGCGCGAGTTGCTTGATGCGGGGATGTACAACAATTTCCCCGGCTTCCTTATGGCCGACACTGGAGCGCGCCAGAATACAAATATATTCCGCGTCCCTCCTGGCGGAGGCGCGCTTGTTAAAACTAATGGTATGCCAATTACACAAGCAATCATGCCGCTCCCGTACAAGGAACCATCTGGGGCATTGATGAACTTGGTCAGCCAGATTGCTGACACTGGTATGCGTGTTGGTGGCACATCAGAAGTGATGGTGACTGAAGGCAAGCCTGACGCTCCAGTCGGCACTACGCTGGCTATGATTGAGCAAGCACAGAAGGTGCTGAACTCGGTTCACAAGCGTCTGCACAATGCCCAGTCGCAAGAGTTCGCGCTCGTTGCACGTGAGTTCAAAGAGCACCCTGAGAGCTTCTGGCAGCGCAATCGTCGTCCTTCTTATCAGTGGGATGAGGATCAGTTCCTCAAGGCGCTGGAAGATTGCGATCTGGTCCCACAGGCTGACCCGAACACATCGTCTCAGACACAGCGCCTGATGAAGGTGTTGGCTCTGAAGCAGTTGGTGGCGAGCAACCCGTCACTCTATGACCCGATTGCGGTTGATACGGCGGCTCTACAGGCTCTTGGCTGGTCCAACCCGCAGCAGTTCATGATTCCGCAAAAGGCTCAGGCCAATCCGCCGCCGGAACTCATCAAGGCTATGGCTGATATGCAGAATGATAAGATTTCTGCTGAAGCCCGCATGATGGATAGCCAGACCCGCGCACAGGAAACGGCCGCCAAGATCCAGTTGGATCAGGAACGTCTCCAGATGGAACGTGATTCGCAACTTGGTGGTCAGGCAGACCCAGCCAAGATGATGGAATTGCAGATCCGCGAGCAGGAAATCCAGCAGCGCCAACAAGATGCGTTCTTGGATGCTGTGAACCGCAAGCGTGACCGCGAAAGCCGTGAGCGCCTTGCAGCTATGCGTATGGCAGAAGAACTTGCCCAGAATCCGCAGGGTCTTGGCATTGTGAACCAGATTATTGACCCACAAATGCTCCAGCGGCTTGAAGGAAACGAGCCTACTCTGGACGGGAAACAGACCGGAGAACTCTGATGGCTTACCGTACCCTTCGCCAAGGCGCCTCTGAAGCATCTGCGCCAGAAGATCGTGCCGATTATGTTGATTATGAATCAACTCCAGAAGGCCGCGCAAAAGCTAACTTGTTGGCCCTTGGCATTGGTGGTCTTGGCACATTGGGTGCAAAAGCAATTGCAGCAGCGCCTTCTTTGACGGCAAGCACCCTTCGCCAGTGGTTGGCCACTCAAGGCGCTCGTCGTGCAGCGCCAGAAGCTGTTCTGATGGAACCGGCTGCTGGCACTGCTGCCCGTGATGCTATCGTCCGTGGAAGCGTGATGAACCCTCGCACGGCTGGCGCAACAATCGCTGCTGGCGTTCCTGCTGCTATTCCGTTTGTGCCTGGCGCTAACTATCCGTCAGTTAAGCCCGAAGGTTTCGGAAACATTCCAATGCCCCAAGGTCCTGAGCGCAGCCCAGAACAGGTCCTCATGGATCAGGTCAACCGTGAGCGTGAAGCTGCCGATGCTATCCCGCAGCGCGAATATCAAAAGCCCGCACGGATGCCGCTCCCCGTTCGCCGCCCAGCAGCGTTGGATCAACAACCGGCACCGGAGCAGGGTCTTTTGAGCCGCATTTTCTCTGGGCAAGATTACCAGTCCAGCAATGCACTGGCATCAGATCCACGTTTGGCAGGGTATAGCGCCCGTGTCGTGCAAGACGGTAACGTCAACTGGGGTGATCGCGACAGTGCTGCCGACTTCTTCCGCGCTGATAAAGCCATGATGGCGCAGCGCGAAGCAGCCAAAAAATCTGAAGAAGGTGAAGGCAAGGCTAAGGGCGGCTCCGTTAATGGCAAGGACGCTGCGCTTCATAAAGCTCTTGAAATCATCCATCACTTGCTGACACGCGGACACTGAGATGAGCCAAAAGGGAACCATCAAACGCGCACTGTATGTCGCCAAAGGGCGCCATGGTTATGCAGATGGCGGTCTCCCGAATGGGGATTTCAGCGATCCCCGTTATGCAGATATGTACTATTCTGGGTTGCCACTGACGGGTGTTGGCGGAATTCTTAAACAGTTTTTCCCAGATCCGATGAAAACTGGCGCTTATGATGCGTACATGAAGCAGAAGGGTGCAGAATATGCGCCTAAGCCTTCTGTCGGTAAGACGCCGGACTTTAATTCTACGCCGATCCAGCCAACTAGCGGATCGCAGATGGCTTCTATGCCGCAAACGGCGTTTCAAGCACCAAGTGGAACTCCGTCTTTGCAGGATTGGGCTGCTCTTAGCCCGTTCAAAAGCCAAAGCTCCACAAACATTCCGCCTCTTTCTCAGCATCAGTTCTATAACGGTGCTGGCGCTCCTGTTTATGCCCCCAAAACAGCATCATCAGCCGCCCCAATGGGCGAAACAAGTAGCGCGGGCAACTCGGCATCCACCAAAGGCGACCGTGCTTATGGCCCGATGGGTTCTGAGAGTGGCGGGTTTGGCGCAGGAACAAGCGGCAGTTTTGATTCGCAAGATGCTGGCCCGATTTCGTCATCTACGTCCTATGACAACACGACAAACGTGTCTCAAGCAATTGAGTCTTCTCCGCTAGATGCTCCGGCTACCGATACATCTTGGGCGGGAAGTTTGCAGGGTGCCCGTGATGCGTTTGCTGGTCCTAATGTTGGGCCAACAGCTTTTGCAGAAGGGCTTACTGCCTCAATGCCCGGCGTTGGGCCGTATGGAGATTTGAGCGGCGCTAGAAGCGCATTTGCTGCTCAACAGTCCGATGAAGAAGCTGCTGCGGCTGAAGCTGCTGCTGCGGATGCTGCTGGCCCCGCAGGGACATCAGAAGGTAGTTATTCTGGAAACTATGGCGGCGGTTGGGGTGATGATTCCGACAATCAGGGCGGCGATACCGGCGGCGGTGATGGCGGCTGGGGCGGCGGCGATGACGGTGGCGGAGATGACGGTGGGGACGGCGGCGGTGGCGGCGGTGGAGATGGTGGCGATGGTGGTGGCGGGGATGGCGGCGGTGGTGGTGATGGTGGCGGCGGCTAAAAGCGCGGCGGTCGCATTTATCCATTGCGTCATCACAATGATTGGGAAGAAGCTACGGACTATGAAAAGTCTGGCGGCAAACTCGTCCATATGTCTCCCGACCAGTATTTGAAACGCGTCAAACATCTAGAGATGGATGACCATGACGAGCATCTGATCCATCATTTCACCAAGCAGATGGAAAAGGGCGAGAAGTTTGACCCTTTAGCTATTTATCCAGACAACCATCCCAATGGTCGTCACAGGGCTCATGCGGCTAAAAAACTTGGGATCAAAAGGGTTCCGGTTGTGACTTGGCCAAAAGAGAAATCCGTCAAAAGGAAGAGCGGCGGACCTGTTGTGGATCAAGCTCTTATGTTAACTTCAAAAAAGGCCGTGAGCCGCCGGGGACGCCCGGACTAACCTAGCTAGGAGCAAGCATGTCAGACATGGCGAAACAGGCCCGTGCGGCCATGAAGGCAAAGGCGTCAAAACTGACGACTGCCGATCCACATCAGAAAGTTGATTCGTCTACTTGGACCCCGCCAGAGCCGCTGAACACGGAAGCCAAGACCGGCCTTCGTCCGATCAGCCGCCGCGCGTTCAAGAAGGGTGGCAAGGTCATGGGCAGCAAGCCCAAGATGAACCTTGGCAAGGCAACACGTGGTGGCAACAAGCCGCTCACGCCTGACAATTTCGCCAACAAAGACGTTAAGGCTGCTAATGAAGAGCGTGCTGGCATCAAGCATGTCGGCGCTCTGAAGCGTGGCGGTGCTGCAAAGAGGCAGTCTGGCGGCAGAAATATGATTATGGACTCGCGTACTCCGCAGCCGTCTCCTGAGAACATGCCAATTACGCCAGAGATGGAACGCCGTATGCAAGCCATCATGGATGCTGATGCTCGCAAAAGCCGCGAGTATGAAGCACGTGAAGGCGCCAAGCGTGACTATGAAGTTACCGGCCAGAAGCGTGGTGGCAAGGTTAAGAAAGCTGGCGGCGGCGCACTGGCTGGCGCTCAGAAGATGATGCAAGACGCACAGCAAACTGCTGGCGTTCCTTCTGCTACTCTCGGTTTCACGGGCATCAAGAAGGGCTCGCTCTCTCCCATGCGCGCAACGGGCATGAAGAAGGGCGGCGCTGCACATGATGATGTGAAGCAGGACATGGCTCTAATCAAGAAGATGATTAAGCCAGCAGCTATGCGTAAAGGCCGTGATGCGGGTGGTCGTCTCCCGACTGAGCGGACTCAATATGAGATTGCTCGCCGTAAGGCTGATGCTGAGTGGGCTGAAAATAACAAAAAGATCAAAGATCTTGAAGAAAAAAACAGTGTCAAATACTACGGTGAATTGGACCGGATGAGTGACGCTTATGGCGATCAGGGCGAGGATATGTGGAAGACCCGCAAATCCGGCGGCAAAGCCAAGCGCGCTGCTCGCAAAGATGGCGGCGGTATCTTCACCGGCACCAGCTATCCCGGCAAAATTCCCGGCGTTGTCCCCGGCGGTCGCACAGCCCGTGCTACAGGCGGCGCTACAAAAGGCAAAGGCAAGACCAACATCAACATCGTGATTGCTGCTGGTAAGCCAGCCGGTCAGGACATGATGGGTCCGCCTCCTGGCATGGATGGTGGCCCGCAGGGTCTGCCAATTCCAGTTCCGCCGCCGGGTGCTGGTGGTATGCCAATGGGCGGTGGCGCTCCGATGCCGATGCCTATGCCAGCCGCTCCTGCGCCTGGTCCGGCTCCTGCTCCGCGCAAGTCTGGTGGTCGTCTGACAGCCAAGGCTTCGTCTTACAAAGACATGGAAGCTGGCGCTGCTGGTGGTGAAGGTCGTCTTCAGAAGACCGACATTGCCAAGAAGCACAAAGGCGCTCCTGCCTTCAAGGCTGGCGGCAAGGTCTACAAGTCCTACAAGGACATGGATGCTGGTTCCGCTTCTGGTCTTGGCCGTTTGGAAAAGACGGAAATTCAGAAGCGCAAAGGCTGATTCGCGGATAAGCCATGCGGCTTCGCGGATCGGGACGGGAGTTGGCCCCCTCTGGCTCCCGTCCCACCTATCTTAGAGGGGGACACCAGAGGGGGTGTATATGTTGACGTTCCAAGCGTTCTATCAGCATGAGCTTCACAAGCTCATCATGTCAGAGATTGAAAGACTTCAAGATAATCTTGCAACTGGACTAAGCACCCCTGACTTTTCGGCTTACAGACACCAAGTAGGGGTAATAGACGGTCTCAAAATGGCTATACGGCTCATGGAAGAGGCTGACTCTATCGCTAATGGTAAAGAGAGGGGATAACTATGCCAGCAATGCTTATGGAACATGATGTAGATCCGCGCCAAAAACTCTTGGAAGAAATTGGCGATATTTCCAAGGTTGAGGTCTTCAATAACCAAATCTTGGTCGCAGTTTATCTCCGTCCAGAGAAGACAAAATCGGGCCTCTATATGCCTGATGCTCACCGTGACGAAGACAAGTATCAGTCAAAGGTTGGCTTGGTCCTCAAGAAAGGACCGATGGCTTTTGATGACAATACGGGACAGTGGTTCAACGGCGTTACAATCAACGCGAATGACTGGATCGTCTTCCGCCCCAGCGATGGGTGGAGCATCACAATCAACGGCATCATTTGCCGCATGATTGACGATGTGAACGTGCGTGGTCGTGTAGATCACCCAGATCGCGTTTGGTAAGGAGAAAATAAATGGCTGATGAAAATCAAATTCCACTGAATCTTGGCGACGAACCTACTAAAGAAACCGAATCTGCTGATCCGATTGTTGAAATTGCAGAAGAAGGCGCTCCTTTGGTTGAAGCCAAGGAGAATGACGTTCAAGACGCTCTTGAGAAGCTTCAAAAGAAGCTGAAGAAAGAGAAAAGACTGCGTGAGAAGGCTGAGAAGGAAGCTTATGAGGCTTCTATCAAAGCCAATCAGGCATCTTCTGAAGTTGAAAACAGCAATCTGACGCTGGTTACAACGGCTATTGATACTGTTAAGCGCGATCAGGAAATTCTGAAGTCAAACCTTCGGGACTCCATGTCTATTGGTGACTACGACAAGGCTGCTGAAATTCAAGAAGCCATGTCTATGAACTCTGCAAAGCTGCTTCAGCTTGAGCAGGGTTTCCATGAGATGAAGAGCCGTCCGAAGATTGAGCCACAAGCTCCTCCGCAGCGCGCTGGCGACATGATTGATGACATCGCAAGCCGTGTAACTCCGCTGTCTGCAAAGTGGATCAAGCAAAACCGCGATCATCTGGAAGACCCGCGTGCTATCCGCATGATGGGCCGCGCCCATGAAGATGCGGTGGATATGGGTATCCGCCCCGAATCAGACGAATACTTCCGCTTCGTGGAAAACCGTCTGGGCATTGGTCGGGAAGATACTCGCCAGCAGCAAGAATCATACTACGACAATGATTCGCCTTTGTCGGAAGCTTCGGCTCCCGTTCGCCGTCAGTCGCCTCCTGCGGCTCCGGTTTCGCGCACTGGATCAGCACCAGGCACCCGTCCAAATGTCGTTCGTCTCACTCCAGCACAGGCTGAAGCTGCCAAAATCAGCGGTCTGTCTGAGGTGGAATACTATAAACTGATGATCCAAGAGCGTAATCGCGCCAACTAAGGAGAATATAAATGGTTGATACAGTGACAAATCAGGTCCGCAAACGCCCCGGTCGTCCTCCGAAGGCTAAGGCAGAAGCCCAGCCAGTGGTTGAGGCAGTTGCCGTTGAGCCTATTGTTGATCGCCCGCCAATGAGGCCCCCGATGCGTGAAGAAGATCCCCGCGCCGCTGCTGCTCGCCGCGCTGCCGAAATCCGTTCTAACCAAGTGGATGATGACGGCGTTGATGAGTTTAAGTTGCCCCGTGCGCCTGATGGCTGGACCTATGAATGGAAAACCAAGTCCGTCATGGGTGCAATTAACCATGCTCACTTGACCGAACTGCGCCGTCAGGGCTGGGAAGAAGTCCCGACTTCTCGCCACCCAGAAGAAATGCCTCTTGGCGGGCATGATCCGATCATTGAGCGTAAGGGCATGATCCTTATGCAGCGTCCGACTGTGATTGTGGAAGAAGCTCGCGCAATTCAAATTGCAAAAGCCCGTAATCAGGTTCGGTTTAAGGAAGAGCAGTTGTCAGGAACGCCAGAAGGCGGTCTTGGTCATCGCAACCACGATCAGGTCAAGCCCAGAATTTCCAAGGGTTATGAGCCTCTGCCGGTTCCGAAAGACTAATTACCTGATATTTTCATTAAATAAATTGGGGGGCCGAAAGGTCCCCCTTTACATTTTAGGTAATTGCAGTATTTTTTGGGGCATAGAACCCAATTTGGGTTTTTACCTTCCCCCGGCGTGGAAGGGTTCGCTACTTCCCTAGTCTCTTAGCTGCCCCGGTGTGTGGCGATGGGACTTCCTGCAAAAGGAGGCACCGTCATGGCTAATACCCAAGCCTATTTCGGTTTCCGTCAGTATCAGGGCACTGGCTCTGCTCCGACATATGAGCAGATTGCTGTTGCCGTTGCTTACAACGCATCCGCCATTTACTTTGGCGACCCCGTAACCCCGCAGACGGACGGCACTGTTGCTCGTTCGGCTTCTACGGGTGCGACCCCCGGCGCTCCGGGCATTGCTGGCATCTTCGTTGGCTGCAAGTACCTCTCGGTCTCGCAGAAGCGCACGGTCTGGTCCAACTATTGGCCCGGTTCGGACGTTGCTTCAACGCAAGTTGTTGAAGGCTACATCATCAACGACCCGAACGCTAAGTTTGTCGCCCAGTCGGACGCAACTGGCATCGCGGCTGCTGATGTGGGCTCCACCATTGGTTTCGCCATTGGCTCGGGCAACACTTCCAACGGCATTTCGGGTGCGTATCTTGATACCACCACGATCAACACTGCCACCTACAACGTTTACGCTCCGTTCAAAATCGTCTCGGTTATCACGGACCCTCCGGGTTCGCAGGGCACACTCGGCAATGGTCAGCCTTATGACTATGCTGTCGTGGCCTTTAACTATGTGGCGACCAAGAACTTTGTCGGCATCTAAGGAGTAAGGACCAATGGCTGTTAATCTCTCAGCGATTAAAGACCTTCTCCTCCCCGGTCTCCGTGGGGTTGAAGGCAAGTATGAGATGAT